TGCGTCGCGATCGGCCACGTGAACTCATCAGCCGCCATTCTGCATCCTCCAAATCAAGCCACCCGGCCGCATTTCGGCAACGATTGCGTTGCGGGAAATCTCTTTCATCTTGTCGCCTAGCTGGCGCGCCGTGTCTGCGTTGCTGCCGTTCGATGTGGTGTTGCCGGCGCCGTTCCCGTTGGAGTCGAAAGAGAACGACTGCGAAATACTGATGCCGCCGCCACCGCCACCTGCGCGAACGCCAAGCCGACCATCGCCACCACGCGACAGGGGGAGGATTGCTTCGGGGCCAGCCTCGCCCATTAGGCCAGCGCCGTTGGCGAACGCGAACATCGTAGGTTTATCCACGATCTGGCCGGAGAACGCGGACAAGCTAGGCGAGTCGTAGACGCCGCCCTTTGCATTAACCGTTGTTGTGAGCGTGCCACTCGATCCGAAGCCGCTAAACGAGCCGGTGCCAGTCGCCGCGCCGGAGCCGCCGCCATAGCTGACGCCGCCGCCGAATGCACTCAAGATGCTCGATAGAATTTGCGATTCGGCGACGCGCGCCTCCATTTGCGCCAGGTCACCCAAGATCGACGAAAACAAGCTCTTGAAGTTGAGCTTACCTGTTGTGGCGAAATTGCTTATCGCGTTCGTCATACTGTTGAACGCGCTCGTGAAAAAGTTTTCCGTGAGACCAGCAACGTTCTGGCCTTGGTCAATGAAATTTGCAAAAGCCTTCTTGGCGCCGTTCTCCCACTCGCCTTGCACCGCGTCGATCTGCGCATATCCGTTCTTCACGATGGCGACTTGTTTCGCCATGTTTGCCTGCTGCGCAGCGATCTGCTGGTCGATGAGGTTGGTGTCCGCACCGGGCGCGCTACGCTGCGCCTGCAGCTTCGTCACCGCATCGGCGTTCTGAAGGTAGATTTGATTGATCTGTTGCTGACGCTGATACTCTTTGTCGCCGAGGCTCACCTGCATGACTTGAGCATCGACGTTTCGTTGTAGCGCATCGTTTTGCTTGTCGAGCGCAGCCTGGTAGGCGGCCATGGCAGCGATATCCTTTTGCTGCAGAATGTCAGCTTGCTTGCTGTAGTAGTCATTCGTTGCGGCTACGCCCGTAGCCACCTCACCCTGTACTTGAGCTAGGCTCGCGCCCTTTTCGATAGCCTTGGCGCCGGCGTCCGCGATCGCCTGCAGCTTCTTGACCTGCTCATCGAGCAACTTGTTTTGCGCCGAACTTGCATCGTTCGGCATCAAGTCCTGCGTAATAGCCTTGTCGGTCAGGCCGGTGAGCTGGGCCATGGGATCGGCCTTGCGGCCCTTCTTGGCCCAAGACGCGCGCGCCTCCGCGTCCGCGGTGGCTTCCTGCTGCATGATCTGGTCGGCCAACGCTTGGTCGCCCTTGGCCAGCGCGGCGGCAATGGCCTTGTTCGCCGCGTTGTGGATCGCGACGATCTGATCCTGCCGCTGCTGTTCTGTGCTTTCGTACTTCTTGAGGTAGCCATTGAGAGCGGCTTGGCCAGCGATGCCGGCATCCTGCACTTGCTGCGACTGCGCAGCGGCATCCGCATCTTGCATCTTCTTTGAAAGCTGCGCCTGCAGGTCCTGCAGCTTTCTCTCGTCGTCAGGCGACCACTGCGCAAACGAACTATCGAATCGATCGACAAGCGACGATCCGAAAAACATGTTGCGAATCTTGCCTACCGTGCTGTAGTCGTGATTTTGCGCCGCGTCCTTCTGTCCCTGAAGGGAGTAAATCTGGCTCTGCAAGTCGGCCGTGCCGCTGATGAGCGAAGCGCCCGTCTTGAACTGCTCCCAGAAACCACTAAACGCCGCCTTGACCTTGTCCCACGACGCGGCGATGCCAGTCACCTGGCTGTTCATCTGATCGAGTCGCGGCGATATTGCGTCATGGAACGCGGTAGCCGCTACCTCGACAGCCTTTTGCGTGTCACCCTGCTTTTCAAGCGCAGCGATCTGGTCGTAAATCTCAATCGTGAGAAAATGATATTGCTCGTTCGCCTTTTCCGCGCTCTTCGCTGTGCCGTCGAACATTTGCGCAACAGATGCCGCGGCCTTGTCGGCGTTCTCGCCGGTCAGCTGCGCCATATCGAAGGCCGCCTGGCCAAGCGCAAGCAGCGACGTGCTTGTCACCTTTCCGTTCGCCGCCAGCGCGGTCAATACCTCGTTTGCGAGCGTCAGGTTGCCGCTTGCGCCGGCGACCTGCGAAGCAAGCTTTGAAATCCCCTGCGTCGATACACCGGCGTAGTCTCCGGTCTTCGCGAGTGCCTGATTGAATTTGTTCTGCGCGCTCGCCGCATCATTTGCGGCAGTGGCGAATATCAGGCCCTCGGCCACCAGGCCGGCGATAGCGACACCTGTCGCGCTGAACGCAACTTGCAGCAAGCCGCTGCGGGTAACGAGCGTCGCCAGGCTCTGGTCGAAGCGGCCCCACTGGCCAGTCGCCATATCCTTGACGAGATAGCCCAGCTCCCGGCGCGCAGCAGCGTTGTTCAGGGTGAACTTTTCGACTGCCGCGGCGGCGCTACCAACCGACGCGCGCGCCGTGTCGATCGCCACACTGTACGCCTTGAAATCGTCGGCGCTGATCGCACCGGCCACCCTGAATGCAGCAAGCTTCGCCTGTTGCTGGTCGAGCTTGGCGAAGGCCGCTACTGTGGGGTCGATCTGGCCAATAAGCTTGGAGAGTGCGTCCTGTTGAGCTTTGAGCGCCGACGTATCCCGAAGCGTTTGCGCCGACTTCTGCGATGACTCCCGCAGCTTGTCCGTTGATGCCGCGGCCTTGTCTCCGGTTGCCGCAAGTTTGTCGAGGTCGGATTGCGCCTGCTGCACGCCGTCCGTTGTAACTTGTATGCCAAGCGACGCGATATCAGCCATTGCTCTGTTCACCCATGACCTTGAGGGCCTCACCTTCCATCACGCGAATGCACTCAAATGTGTCTGACCACTGCGCACGCGGCACGCCGATAAGGCGAAAAACCGATGGCAACACGTTGTAATCCAGCCCTACCGCGCCGCCAAAGCCGACGCGCCATTGCGTCGCCATTGCTATGAACACGTTGGCGGCCTGCAGGTTGTCAGGCCACACATCTACCGCGTTCACAAAATCTTCGGGCCGGAAGCCGAGAGCGGACAATTCCGCCTCGGTGGGTCCGCGCTCATAGATCGCCCTGGCGACGCTGATTAGTTTTTTTCCCGCTCTCCGCGCAGCTCGGCCAGGTACTTCTCGATGATCGCGCGTCCGGCGCCGGCATAGTTCGAGCACAACAGCTCCACATTGTCGCGATTGAACTCGTCGTCCAGATCCCAACCCACAACCATGTCCATCACGGTATCGGTATCGCTGCGCTGCCGGGCTTCCTGCAGCCACGTGAGCACGTCTTCGCGCGATCGATGCTTGAACGTGAACATCACCTCGGCGGGCTCTTTGCCCGCAACAGGAATCTTCACCTTTCCATTGAAGGTCGGGTCGGGTTTCAGGTTCAGCTTTGCCATCGGGTTATCCCAAAATCAAAAAAAGAAAGGCCCGGAGCGACCGGGCCTTGAGGGGAAAGTCAGCTACCGCGCCGATTACGACGCGTAGCGCACCGGCTCGTTCAAGAACGACAGCGTGACCTGCAGCGCCATCAGCTGGTTGATGGTCAGCGTGGGCGTCTTGTTCAGGGACACATAGGTGTCGTACAGAATGTGCGCGCCGCTCGGCAGGTCGATCTTGATCGCACGCGGCAGGCGGTCGGAATCGGCCGTATCGCAAAGCGCATAGCCCGCTTGCGTGGTGTCATCGGCGATGTTCAGCGCCAGGCCCGCGGCGTTCTTGATCGTTGGGATGCGCGATTCACTCGACGACTCCAGGAACTGGTAGTTCAGGAACTGCTGATCGCCACCGCTCGACGTGGTGTTGATGATCTGCGAAATGGGCGTCCAGCCCGAAATGCTGCGCGCGGAGCCGCCACCATTGCCCGCCGGGTACTTCGTCAGCAGCGTGGTGTCGTAGTCTTCAAGCTCGAAAGTGTTTGCCGTGACAGCGCCGACTCGCNCGATCTTGTTGCTCAGGGCGGCCCACCCCGACGTGATCTCGACGAACTGGCCTTCAGTGAAGGTATGGCCGGCGGCGGTGGCCACCGCCGGCTTGGCATTCGAGATGGCTGTGACGTTGACGGAAGCGCTGTAGCCGTTTGCGATGGATACAGTCGCGCCATTGGGTACGGAAACGCCCATGTTGACTTACCTCTGTTGTGCCCGTGTGGGCGGTTTAAGTGATCGAATCGGCGCGGTACTGAAACGACACCGGCACGGTGTAACCGTTCGCGTCCTGTACGCCCCTGGCGGCGGCAGCTGGCGACGTAACCTGCAGCACGACGTCGCCACCCACCAATCGAAGGAAAGCGGGAAACAAGGCCGCAAGGTGGTCGGCGATGGCGTCGGCTGCACCGGGGCCGGCGTTGATGGGTGTGACGACATCCACCTGGTACACGCCGCGCCAGGTGCTGAGTACACCGGAGAGGTCGGCCGCGGCCGTGCGCGCAGGAAGGAGGAATGGACGCAGGTACGCGGCGCCAGGGGTGGGGGTGAATGGGACGTTC